AAACAAAAATTCGAAGACGATCGCTTCAAAGCTTGTGTAGACATCATTCGACGAACTGGAGCCGCAAGCTTTCAAATTAGATATTCGGATGATGAGATACCCACCATCTGGCTAGCGGTAGCGGGTTTTCCGGAAAATAGATGGGAAGCTGCGGGTGGTATGGACCCATTGAAAGCAGCTTTTAGACTGGCTGAGACCTTGCTCGATGGTGGCGTTTGTACACACTGTGGACAACCCTGTGGCATTACTGAAGATTGGAAAGGACGAATGCCGTTGGGTGGTCTCATCTGCTGGTATCGTTATGATCCGGAGTTGAAAAAATTTCGACGAAGTTGTGAATAATAGGAGAAACTATGAGACGAGTTGATTGTGATGGATGTGGATTTGCCGAGCCTGACAATTTGCCGCTGAAGAAAAGACAGATCAAGACTGTCACGCTGTTGATCCTCGAGGATGCACGTTTCCCGGAAAATGCAGTAAAACACGAAGCTGATCTTTGTCCGAATTGTCGTGGCATGTGTCTACACGAATACTTCAAGATTCCCGCACAGGGCCAACTCGAATTGCCCGCATTCCTCGGTCCAAAGAGGAGACAGGATGTCGCCAGTTCGTAAAAACAAAGGTGGGTATCAGTACGGTAGTAGTGGAAAAATTTACCGCGGTAAAGGAGCAAAAGCAAAAGCCGCAAAACAAGGCCGAGCAATCAAAGCTAACCAAAAGAGACGAAAATGACTTGGGAATGGGTAATTCTAATTTTAGGCGCTCTTACAATCATTGCTTGTCTGTTCGGTTTCGTAGCTTGGACTACCGCAAAGACAGAAAGATTTAAGTCCGTTCCCAGAACGCTTCCAGATATGATGACCTCGAGTGAACGAGAAAGGTAAACGTTTAAAGATCCCGGCGAATCCCACTGGAAATAGCCGGGAATAGCCGGGCCAAAGCCTAGACGCAGCGCACCGATTCCATCCTGTTCGGAGGGCGGCGACAATTGGGATGCGTAAAAAAGAACGTCGCGCATTCCTCCTAGGTGTGGTCAAAAGGTTAGGGATGGTGCGACCACACAACCCGGCTATTTAAATCGCAAGAAATACATAGGTTATAATAGAGGAGTAGGTTCCACCGAGGAACCGAACGCGCGAATCGGACCGCGACTCCTTTTTGTTTTCTCACTGGGAGGGGACGACTGTTAGTGTCCAAGTCGTGGGACAGCACAGGACGGGCATCCACCGCGGCTAGGGTTCGACTCCCTAGGTGCAGGACACTGACACGCTCTAGTAGCGGGAGGGTAACGCGGACCCGAGGCGAGGCTAGAGAGTACGCGGTACGGCACCAAATGGAACCCGCTTAACGATGCACGGTGCTACGCGGCGTACATAAAGTGTGGTGGGTCGCTCCCACCGCTGGGGTGACGGAATAAGGGTATAGCCACGGCTGGCCCTAACGTATGCACGGCCCCTAAGTCCCAAGGCGCAACTGCGTGGAGGGCAACCTGGGTAGCTCCAGGTCGAAGGGTGCCTAGCGGCAACGTGTAGTTGGAGAGTACATTAATATGAGCAACTCGTGGCCTCTCCTTGGTAGGTAGCCGAGTCCTACCCCCCGCCTAAAGATTCCTGAGCGCGCGCGCTTAATTCGCTCGGGAAGACCGGTAAAATGTAGAGACATTTGCGGCGTTTCTACTTGGAACGGAGATACTTCTAGTGCACCAGTTAGGGGAGAGGGTGCTTAGGAGTGTCTCCGTTCCGCCGGTTACTTTCTTTTTCTTTCTTAACCGTTGGAGGTACATACCGTCTAATTTTTTAAGGGAGAATAACTAATGAAGCGAATGTTCACATACGAAGTTACTCCAGAGCCAATTGTTCGGGCGAAAATCCGTGAATGTGAAGAAGCGCATCATGTTCAGCAGGTAATCTTCAGCACCTATCATGACCTACTCACGCAAATTTGTTTCACCGAGCAGATCATTCGCAGTGGGCTAGAGTGGGAAGGCACCGAAGCTAGGAGGATGTTTACTTAATGGCGGGGACAGTCAAGTCATATAGAGATCCGGTTCCTGGTCGCGGCTCAATCGAGTTGCGGCGCACGGCAGCAGGCGTCTATTCCTGGGTGATCACGATCTGGACCGATGCGATCGTGAATGACAGCCATCTGCTCGGGATGATCGACTCGGTCGAGCGCGTAGACGAAGAGCTACGCAGGCGCCACCCGGATCCAGGAGCTGAGAGCAAGTAATGGAGCTCAAACCACACCAGAGGTTGGCGCTGACGCAGCTGAGCAACGGCACCATCCTCTGGGGTGGTGTAGGCTCAGGTAAAACCCGGGTGGCAGTGGCCTATTACATGGAGCACGAGCAACCGAAGGACGTCTATGTCATTACCACAGCCAAGAAACGCGACACACTCGACTGGAACAAGGAATTCGCCGCCATCGCGGTGGGTACTGATGCAGAGACTACGGTTGCAGGTGTACTTACCGTCGACAGTTGGAACAATATTGATAAGTACGCTGATGTCGAGATGGCTTTCTTTATTTTCGACGAACAAAGGCTCGTCGGCAGTGGGAAATGGGTTAAAGCCTTTCTCAAGATCGCTAAAAAGAATAACTGGATTCTACTGTCCGCCACGCCCGGAGACACCTGGATGGACTATATCCCCGTCTTCGTGGCTAACGGTTTTTACAAGAATCGGACAGCCTTTAAACGTGAACACGTCGTCTACAAGCCATACGCGAAGTTTCCGAAAGTAGAGCGCTATCTGGGTGAGGCCCGTCTGAACAAGCTGAGAAATCAGATATTAGTACATATGCCTTACCCAAAGTTAACAATTCGGCACAATATCACCAGAAAAGTAGAGTTTAATAAGGAATTACTAGATAATATTATCAAAAAGCGTTGGCACATCTATCAAAACCGGCCAATTCGGGATATTGCCGAGCTATTTTTGGTGATGCGCAGGGTGATTAACAGCGATCCAAGCCGGGTAAAGACGCTGAGAGCCCTTCTAAGCTCGAACCCCAAGATGGTGGTGTTCTATAACTTCGACTACGAATTGGACATTCTCAGGCGCTTACAGGACGTTACAACGGTAGCTGAGTGGAATGGACACAAACATGAAGAAATCCCGCAAACGGACTCCTGGGTTTACCTGGTTCAGTACGTTGCAGGGTCAGAAAGTTGGAATTGCACCGAAACAGACACGGTCGTTTTCTATTCGCTTACGTATTCCTACAAGAACTGGGAACAAGCGCACGGACGCATAGATCGACTAAATACACCCTTCATCGACCTCTATTATTACACTTTGAAGAGCGATTCTGTGGTCGATCGGGCCATTTGGAGCAGTCTAAAGGCGAAGAAAAACTTTAACGTTGGCAAATTTGACATAGAGAAACTGCGTATTTAAGCCAAATCTCGGGTTCGAGTTGCCAAGAATACACGTGGGTCGAAACTTTTCTATGAAAACGTCATATTAATAACTAATCTCTATCCCCACGCGCGACCCTCAAGGAAATAATAGATATTAGGTGAGCAAATTCTAGAAAAGTTTTGGGACCGTATGTTTTTGACAAATTTTTGACAAGGATTAGTTATTAGGTAGGAGGGAAGAAAAACAACCCACCCACAAGGCTGAGCCATTTCCCAAGGGCTTTTAGCAGCTTTCCCAAGTGCTTTTAAAAGACTGGGGGTTAACGATGAGTTGGCAGACTGTTGTATTGGTTCTTGGCGTATTGTTGTCGTTGGAAGTATTTGTCTTACTGTGGGGCGTACTAATCCGTCCTCAGGATCGAGAATTGGAATATCACAAGCTCGCCCAACAAGAAGAGTTAGCCCCAATTAAGATCGACATTCCATCAGACGACGACACGATGATCCAGGAACCGCGTAATGAATGGGAACCACAATAATGGAAGAATGGCGTGAAGTAGAACACTTCCCAGATTATAGTGTGAGCAATTGGGGTCGAGTTCGTACTGACAAGACTGGGAGAATCTTGGTTCTATCGTTGAATCAATATGGCCTTCTACAAGTAGGGTTGATGCGAGATGGAAAACAATGGCATAGATCGGTACCGCTTCTTGTCGCTAAGGCTTTCATTCCTCAGTTTTCTGGTCCATTTGATACTCCCATTAATTTGGATGGCAATCGTCTTAATAATCATATTGACAATTTGGTTTGGCGACCCCGTTGGTTTGCGATAAAGTATAATCAACAGTTTCGCTATCCCTATGCCCATCCTATTCTAGAGCCTGTAATTGACTTGAAAACTTTGGTAGTAAGCGAAAATTCTTTTGAATGTGCCCGAGAATACGGTTTACTCGAGGAGGATGTGGTTTTGTCGATTTCAAATCGTACATATGTATGGCCCACGTATCAAGAATTTGGTATTGTACAAGAATAGTTATTAGTTAGTGCTCTGAACGCAGAATATAATAGAAGGGGGAAGCCATCGACTTCCTTTTTTGCGAAGGAGCGACTAATGACTGAAGGAGAGTACCAGAATAAGATCATTAAGAAGCTCGAAAACATGTTTCCAGGTTGCGAAATTTTCAAATTAGATGCAAACTCTCGGCAAGGTGTTCCTGATTTGATGATTCTTTGGCATTATCATTGGGCGGCTTTGGAGATCAAGCTGGAAAAGCAGTCGTCTGTACAGCCTAATCAAGATTATTATGTCGAGAGGCTTAACGAGATGTCGTTCGCTGCCTATATTTACCCAGAAAGTGAGGAGGAGGTTTTAGGTGCGCTTCAACAGGCATTTGAATCTCCAAGGGGAGCATGCGTTTCTTAGTCCAAGTCAGTATCATTGGATTCATTATTCTCCACATCGATTGATTGAGAAGTGGACTTCGGCTCAAGCAGGAGCATATGGTGTCTTTCAGCATGACTACGCACAAAGAGAGATCAAAGCAGGAAGATATTCAGATCTTGTCGGAACTGTGGGCATGTATATCAACGATGCCATCAAGTATAAGATGCAATGTGAACAAGTTCTGTATTACTCGGAGAATTGCTTTGGTACAGCGGACGCCATTTCGTTTCGCTACAATACTCTTCGCATTCATGATTTGAAAACTGGTGTATATCCCGGCTCAGCCCATCAACTAGAAGTTTATGCTGCACTATTTTGTCTTGAGTACGATAAGGATCCATTCGAGATCAAAATTGAGTTGCGCATTTATCAAGATAACGAGGTTATGGTGTTTGATGCTGATCCAGAAGATATCGTATTTATCATGGAGAAGATTGTGGAGTTCGACAAGTTGCTCAGTCATCGACGGCTAGAGGAGGAGTCGTGATTCGTACTAAAGAAAAGCATTTGGCGCATTACGGCATCCTTCGTCGCTCCGGCCGCTACCCTTGGGGATCTGGCGGAACTCAAAGTGCTCGCAATCGTAGTTTTCTTCAGGTAATTGAACAACATAAAAAAGATGGGATGTCAGAAGCGGAGATTGCTCGAGGTTATGGACTTACTACTACACAACTTCGAGCTAATCGATCTATTGCTCTTGCCCAGCAGAAGCAAGAAAAGATTCTCACGGCTCAGCGACATAAAGAAGCTGGGTGGTCGAATGTTGAGATTGGTAGGCGAATGGGGCTTAATGAATCATCTGTTCGCGCACTTCTTGCTCCTGGTGAGAAAGACAAAGCCAACGCTCTTCAAGTCACAGCCAATATGCTTAAAAGTGAAGTTGGAAAGAAAGGTATGGTTGACGTAGGTCGTGGTGTCGAATCTTGGATTGGAGTTACTCGAACTCATCTCGATACGGCAGTTGCAATGTTGAGAGAAGAAGGATACGCCCTTCATAACATTCAAATTCGACAGGTATTTGGCCAGGATCAGTTTTCCACAATGAAAGTCTTGGCTAAGCCGGGTACAACGCTGTCGTTCGTTCAACAAAATCGAAAAGACATTCAGCAGATCGGTAGTCATTCAGACGATCATGGTCGTAGTTTCTTTAACACCCAACCGCCTATTTCTGTTAATTCGAAACGTTTGCGAATTGCTTATGCCGAAGATGGTGGCGGTAAAGCAGATGGCGTTATTTATGTTCGTCCTGGTGTAGATGATATTCGTATTGGATCTAATCGATATGCTCAAGTTCGTATAGCTGTTGATGGCACGCATTATCTTAAGGGCATGGCGGTTTATAAGGATGATCTTCCTCCTGGTGTAG